TCGACTTTGAGTCGCAGATGGCCGACGTGCGCAAGGTGGTGAACTTCGATACGCCCGGCCAGTTCAAGGAAATGGGCGATGACATTGGCCGGATGTCAGAACGATTGCCCATGGCCGCGACGGACATTGCCAAGATCGTCGCGGCCGGTGGGCAATCGGGCATCGCCCGGGACGAGCTGCTGGGATTTGCCGAGGCTGCGGTAAAGATGGGCATTGCCTTTGACCAGACCGCCGACGAATCCGGCGACATGATGGCCAAGTGGCGTACCGCGTTTCGCATGAACCAGGCTGAGGTGGTCGGCCTGGCCGACCGTATCAACTTCCTTGGCAACACCGGCCCGGCCAACACCAAGCAGATTTCCGCCATCGTCACTGAGGTGGGCGCGCTGGGTGAGGTAGCGGGCATGTCGTCGGCGCAGGTCGCGGCCATTGGCGCGACCATGGCTGGGGTGGGCGTTAAGCAGGACGTGGCCGCCACCGGCATCAAGAACTTCATGCTGGCCATGACCAAGGGCACGGCCGCCACCAAGGCGCAGGCGGACGCCTACAAGTCGTTGCGGCTGGATTCCAAGACCGTGGCCGAGAACATGCAGAAAGATGCGCAGGGCACCATGCTAGACCTGCTCAAGCGCATTGGTCAGGTGGATGCGGCGAAGCGTCCGGCGGTTCTGTCTGAGCTGTTCGGTACCGAGTCCATCGGGGCCATCACGCCGCTGCTGACCAACTTGGAGCTGTTGCGCGGCAACCTGAATAAGGTCAGTGATGCCCAGCAGTTCGCCGGCTCCATGGAACAGGAGTATGCGTCGCGGGCGGCGACCACGGCCAACAACCTGCAACTGCTGCGCAACAGCGTGGCCGGTGTGGCCCGGGAGGTCGGAAACGCTTTGCTGCCGGGCATCAACGCTTGGGGGGAGCAGATTCGGCCGTTGATCTCGCAGGTGGCGCAGCTGGTGCGCAACAACCCGCAACTGGTGCACGGCATCGTGGTGGCCGGCGCGGCCTTCACGGCGCTGCGGGCGGCAGTGTTTGCGGCAACGGTGGCCACCCGGTTGCTGGGGGTGGCCTTCGCGGCTACCCCGATAGGCCTGATCGCAGTAGGTATCGCGGCAGCGGCCGGCCTGATCGTGGCCAACTGGGAAAAGATTGGGCCGTTCTTCTCGGCGCTGTGGGAGCTGATCAAGGCTTATAGCGTGCCGTTCATGGACTTCATGAAAACGCTGCTGGACTGGTCGCCGCTCGGGCTGATCACCCGTAACTGGGAGCCTATCGTGAAATTCTTCAAGGGCCTGTGGGATCGGGTCAGCCCCTATCTGCAGCCGATTCTCAAGCTGTTCGGCGGCGATGAAGGGGGGAGCCTGACTTCCCGCGTGCAGCAGGCAGCGGCAGCGCAGCGTGAGCGTAACGCAGGGGCGGGCGGTGGTACCGGCGCAATGGTAATGGCCGGCGCGGGCGTGGTGGCGAGTAATCGCCAGGCCTACAACCAGCAGAAGTTCGGTATCAATCCGGGCGCCCTGCTACAGGCACCGGGCCTCATGCCTGAGCCTGGTTCGCTGTTGCGTCAATCTGCGCCGGGAGGCAAGGCGCAGCTGGATGGTGAGGTGCGCGTGGTGTTCGACGGTGCTCCGCCAGGCATGCGGGTTGAGCGGGCAACCAGTAGCCAGCCCGGCGTTACCGTAACGCCGACGAACGTTGGTCGTCGGACCATGGGGGGTACCAATGAGTGAGTGGCGCGACTTGCGCCGCGAGGCGTCATTTCGCGGCGTGCCATTTTGGGTAGACAGCGACAGTGTCCCGGTTGGCCGGCGCACCCAGCTGCATGAATATCCTAAGCGCGATGAGCCCATGGTAGAGGACATGGGTCGGCAAACCCGGGAGTACAAGTTTGAAGGCTTTGTCGTCGGTAGCGACTTCATTGCCCAGCGTGACCGGCTGGAGGCTGCGCTAGACATTCCGGGGCCGGGCGAGTTGGTGCACCCCTGGTATGGGCGGCTGATGGTGACGGCGGGTAAGTGTGAGGTCTCGCACGCTCGCAGCGAGCTGGGCATGACCCGGTTCACCCTGACGTTCATTGCCGGCATGTTGACCTTCCCGGTGCAGCGGGTGAACACCCGTCGCCAGTTGGCGGCCCATGTGCCTTCGCTGCTGGAGCGGATCAAGGCGCGTTTTGATGCCGTGATGGCTAAGGTGGACTGGGCTCGGCAGCAGGTCAACAAGGTGCGCAGGGCCATTGCCAGTGCTTATGCCTTCGCCATCAACTTCTTGAAGCCGCTCACCACGCTGGCGGCCGACTTGGGCGCGTTCGTGCAATCAGTGATCAATGCGCCCGGCGCCTTGGCAGCCAGCCTGCTGAGCGATCTGGCAAGCATCGAACGCTGGTTCAGCGGGTACGGTTCCAGCGGCTCGGTGCACTCGTCCAAGAGCAAGGCGCAGGCCATCGTGGCCCTGTCTACCGAGCGCCCGGAAACGGACGATCCCGACATTGCATTGATCCAGTCGGCCGTCATTGGCCTGGTGCAGGATGCGGCCTTGGTTGACCTGCTGTTGGACATGGCGGAAGTGCCGGTGGCCAGCGTGCGTGCCGTCGATCAGCCGGCTGCCTTGAGCGTTCAGCTTGAGCAGCAGGGGGCGACGGTCGAGGCGGGTAGCTCCATGGAATCCACCGTGCCAGTTGCTGACGACATTCTGGCAGCGCGGGACGCGATCAGTGAGGCAATGTGGGTAGTTGCTGGGGAAAGTGAGCCGGATTACTTCGGGGCGCTCAGTGACGCTCGTTTGGCCTTGGATCGGCACTTGACCGAGGTGGCGCGCAGCGGTGTCTGGCTGCGCCCGTATCAGCCCCGCGATACGCTGTCCTCGCTGGTGTTGGCCCACCAGCTGTACGGCGACGCCCTGCGCGGCGCTGAAATCGTTTCGCGCAATGCGATTCGCCACCCGGGCTTCGTGCCTGCCATAGAACTGCAAGTCGCCAAGAGTTAAGCCATGGAGCCAGATAACACCGTCACCCTGAGCGCTGGCGGGCACGACTACGCCGGTTGGAAAGACGTGAGCATTAGCGCCGGCCTGGAGCGCCAAGCGCGTGACTTCACGGTTTCAATCACCTGGAAGTGGCCGGGCGGCGGTGATGCGCCGGTGCGCATTCGCCAGGGTGAAGAAGTCGAGGTGCGCATTGGCGATGAGCTGTTGCTGACCGGCTATGTGTTCAGTACGCCGATTCGCTACGACGGCACATCCATCACCCTGAGCATTTCCGGCCGCTCGAAAACCGCTGACCTGGTGGACTGTGCCGCGATCAACTCACCGGGCCAGTGGCGCGGGCAGAGCGTGCAGAAGATCGTCGAGGCCTTGGCCAGTGAATACGACATCAAGGTGGTCAACGAGGCCGCTGTAACGCTCGGCCTGGATGATCACACCATCGAGCCGGGCGAAACCGCATTCGAGAGTATCGACCGCCTGCTGACGCTTTCCCGGCTGTTCAGTACCGACGACGGCCGTGGCCGTTTGGTGATCGCCACCCCGGGCACGGCCGGGCGTGCGGTCGATGCGCTGGAACTGGGCAAGAACATTTTAACCGGTGACACCTCGCTGGATTTCTCCAACGTGTTTTCCGAGTACATCAGTCGGGGGCAGCGCAGCGGCACCGACGCTTCGTTCGGCGCAGCCGCATCCGAGGTGGAAGCGCGTATTAGTGATGACCGGGTGGCGCGTCGACGGGTGAAGGTGATCAGTCAGTCGGGGCAGTTGACCGAAAAGATGGCACGCGACCGCGTGCAGTGGGAGCGGGCCAACGCCCTGAGCAAGGCCATGACGCTCAATTACACCGTGCAGGGTTGGCGGCAGAGCAGTGGCGAGCTGTGGCGGCACAACATGATCGTGCGGGTGATTGACCCGTTGATCGGGCTGGACCGCGACATGCTCATCAGTGAAATCACCTACGAACTGGGCGAGTCGGGCACCTTAACCAAGATGACCGTTGCCCCACCTGACGGCTTCCTGCCTGAGCCGAACGATGCCTACGAGAGCCGCAAGCTCAAGAAGGGCAAGAAGACAGACAACTTCGAATACCTCATTCCTGCGGACTACAAGCCATGAGAAACCCCTTAGCGAGCGTGCTGGCTCGCGGTGTGGTCGTGCTGGCCAACTCGGCGCGCAAGCTGCAAAGCCTGCAGTTGCGCATCACCGCCGGGGAGATCAAAGACGACATGGAGCATTTTGAGCCGTATGGCTTTACATCATGTCCCTTGCCCGGCGCCGAAGCGCTGGCTGGGTTCATGGGTGATCGCAGTCACGGTGTGGTAATCATGGTGGCAGACCGGCGCTTTCGCCTGCAGGGGCTCAAGCCGGGTGAGGTGGGTTTGGCCACCGATGAAGGTGACTACCTGGTGTTCAAGCGTGGTCGGGTGATCGAGGTGGAAACGGTCACCTTCAAGGTCAAGGCCGAATCGGCGGTGGAGTTTGACACGCCGGTCATTCGCACAACCGGCCGTATCGAGTCGGATGGCGACCAGGTGGCGGGCGGCATCAGCCAGATCGAGCATGTGCATGACAACGTGCTGAACGGGCCGGGCAGCACCAACAAGCCGGTAGGGGGTGGCGGATGACCCGTGAAGACCTGCTGCGCCGAGCCGTCACCATCAGCCTGTTCACCTGGCGCCGGGCCGGCGCCGATGACCCGCTAGACGATGACGACCGTAAGGGCTGGTGGGCTGACGCCGTGCCCACGGTGGCCGGCGACCTGATCGGCTCCCGCTTGTACCTGCTGCAGCGCCGGACCATCACGGCGGACACCCTCAAGGATGCGAAGGAATACGCCGAAGAGGCCCTGCGCTGGATGACCGACGACCAGATCGTGACGACCGTTACGGTAACGGTGGAGCGGCAGGGCAATGACCGGGTGAACATGCTGGTGCGCCTCACCGAGGCCAACGGCGAAACCGTCGACCTTGCCTTTGAAGACACTTGGAGCCTTATCAATGCCGTATGACATTCCGACGCTACCGGCGCTGATCACGCGCACCGAGGCGGACTTTGAACGCAACGCCCCGGACGCACTGCGCCGCTCGGATGCCAAGGTGGCAGCCCGTGCGCTCAGTGGTGCGGCGTTCCAGCTGTTCGGCTATATGCAGTGGATTGCCAAACAGTCGCACCCGGCGACCTGTGATGAAGACATGCTGCTGCTGTGGGCGGATTGGCGCCTGGAGGAAGGGCGCAAGCCGGCTGTGTCGGCCTCTGGCTATGTAACCGTGACGGGTTCCAGCGGCGCACTGGTCGATGCGGGCGTGGTGTATCAGTCCGACGACGGCCGGCGCTACGTGGTCCGGGAAGCCGCCACGCTGGTGGCCGGATCGGCTCAGGTGCTGGTGGCTGCCGAGACAGCCGGGACGGCGGGCAACATCGAGGCCGGTACGCTGACGGCTGTGGCGCCTGTGCTGGGCGTCAACTCGACCGCAACCATTGGCCCGGCCGGGATTGCTGGCGGAACCGAGCAGGAAAGCGTTGACGACCTTCGGGTCAGGGTGCGGGCCGCGTTTAAGAACCCCAGCAAGGTCGGCAACGGTGAAGACTTCGTGGAATGGGCGCTGGAGGTTCCGGGGGTAACCCGCGCGTGGGCGCTGCACCGCTGGATGGGCCCGGGCACCTTCGGCCTCACCTTCGTCTGTGACGGTGATGAAGATATTTTCCCCAGCGAGGCCAAGGTGGCAGAGATGCAAGCCTATCTGGAGCGCAAGCGGCCGGTCACCAGCGAAATCTACCCGTTCGCCGCCCAGCGCTTGGCGATCACGCCGCGTATCAAGCTGGTGCCCGACACGTCGGCCACCCGCACGGCCGTAGAGAAAGCGCTGACCGCCCTGGTTAACGATGAGGGCGGCTCGGGTTCGGTGATCCTGCTGACCCATATCAGTGAGGCGATCAGCAATGCGCCCGGCGAAACGGACCACAAGCTGGAATGGCCCACGGCTGACATCGCGGTGGCCAGCAACCAGGTGGCCACGCTGGAGGGCATTCAATGGCTATGACCGAAAACGACTACCGCGAACAACTGCGCGGCTTGCTGCCGCCGGGGCCTGCCTTCGACCTTGAGCTGCAGCCCGATTGGGCGCAGATCGTGGCTGCCCTGGCGCCCGAGCTGGCCCGTGTGGATCAGACGCTGGACGGCCTGCAGCTGGAACTTAACCCGGCCACGGTCAGTGCCTTGCTGATCGACTGGGAGGACTATTTAGGCCTGCCGGACGCCTGCACGGTGCCGGGCTCGCAAACTCTGGCGCAGCGCCGGCAAGCCGTGTTGGACAAGCTGACCGCATCCGGCGCGCCGCAGTTGGAGTATTACCGCAGGCTCGCCAAGCAGGCTGGCGTGACTATCACGATTGAAGAATTCCGCCCGGCGCGGGTCGGGCCTACTCAAGTGGGCGACTTTCTGTATGGCGACGGCTGGCCATGGTCGTGGATCGCATCGGCACCACTGGCTGCCTATGGGACGGCCGAGGCGGCGGCAGCGCAGTGCCGCCTAGAGCTGGAGGCGCCCGATTACACCGACGTGGTGGTCGGCTTTGGTCGTGACGAGGTGGCCGGAATCGCGGCGAAGGTCGGCCAGCTGTTCCACGCATTTCATTATGTGACGCCGGCCGCCCTGGCCGGCCTTGAGGATTAGAGTATGCAGCGCATTTCAAGCTGGACGGATCTTGTCGGGGCGCTGGGCCGCTTTCGTTACGGGTCGCTCGCCCATGGCATTCCGCCTACGCCGCTTAAGGCGGAGTGGCTGAACATGGTGCAGGGAGAAATCGCTAACGTGGTGTTGGCGGCTGGCATCGAGCTGGACGCCACCAAGGAAGATCAACTGAAGCAGGCGATCTTGAAGATTGCCAGTGGTTACCTGCCATTGGCGGGTGGCACCCTGACCGGCTTACTCAAGGCGAGCAAGGGCGTTCGCACGGCGAAAGGCCTGCCGACTGCTGGCAATGCCAGTTTGGTGGGCTACGGCTTCGCCGGGGACGGTGACACCGGCCTGTATGCCACGGGCGGTACCGATGACGACGGTTCCGCCGTGGTGCTGGTTGTGGATGGTGTGGAGGTGGCCCGCTTCAAGAGCGACGGCACACTGACATTGGCGGGCTCCTACAGCCCGTACCATACGGGCAATAAGCCGGCCATGCTGGGTGTGGTGTATCCGGTGGGTTCGATCTACATGAACGCCACGGACGCGACTAACCCTGCCACGCTGCTGGGCTTTGGCACCTGGCAGGCGCTGGGCACCGGGCGAATGCTGATCGGCGCCGGCAGCGGCACCGATGCGCGCAACGAAACCAAGACGTTTGCCGGCGGTGCCACGGGCGGTGAGTACAACCATGTGCTGACCGTGTCGGAAATGCCGGAGCACGCCCACCAGACGCCACAAGGCAGTACGGCGCCCAGTGGCACCACGGGTCCAGTTTACGCCTCTGGCGACGATGAGACGCGGACCACCATCGGGAGCAACATCCCGGACAGCGGCAAGGTTGGCGGTGGTGCTGCGCACAACAACTTGCCGCCCTACCTCACCGTGTACATGTGGCGGCGAACGCTCTGAACCAAGATTTTGTGAAACCCGCTTTGGCGGGTTTTTTGATGCCTGGAGAAATATTCAATGACCGAAGTGGCGGCCGTAGAGGCTTACGCGGGGCAGCTTTCAGAAGCGGCGCAGAAGGCAACGACGCTGGCCGAAATGCAGCGCCAATACATCAATGGCAATGATCAAACCGACATCTACACCGAGACTGGGCCAGTGCCTACGCTGGCCAAGCAGGCACGACTGGGGCAGGAGAAGGTCACCGCTGCTCTGTCGGACGTAGCCACGCAGATGGCCGGCGCCATGGTATTTGACACCACGGCCATCGGCTTGTTGAAAACGCAGAACGGTGGCTATTTCAGCGTGCCCAGCGCGGAAATAGCCGAGTATCTGATCCTTTACAAGAATGCTGCGGGTGTTGCGCAGAGGATTAAGAGCTACCCGGCCGTTGAGGCTATCACCGAGATCAATGAAAAGATCGAGGAGATCGAGGTCAGCGAATCCCCCAATGTGGCGTTTGCGGTCCAGGATGAAATGGGCCGGGCGGCGTTGAGTGTGGCCGATGACGGTACCGTCGATGCGCAAAAGCTGCGCGCGCAAGAGGTTGAGGTTTCATTGCCCCAGTCCGCCCCGGTTTTCTCCGTCGAGGATGATTCGGGTAACGCGGCCATTTCGGTCGATGCCAACGGCAAGGCGATCATTCCTAACCTGCAGGTGTCTGGGCTCAGTCTGGCCGCCGCTGAAATGGCCAGCGCGCCATTCCCGCAAATCGCGTGGGGCATCTCTGACGAGGATGGCAACACGGTCGCCGGCTTTTATGAAGATGGTACGCCTTTTGGGTTTGGTGCTTCGTCCAGCACGAGCGCTGAGCCTTGGCAGTACCTGTCGCTTGGCCTGGATGATGCCATTGCGCACATCGGTGACAGTTACGGCGGGGCGCATTACGTGTTGCCGGACAAGGCCTACATCAGCCAGCTAGCGCAGCTTTCGCCATTCCGCCATGTGAACTTCGCGGTCAGCGGCAACGACCTGCTGGACATGCAATATCGCGTGATAAACGGTGCCAGTTCCACCGGCAGCACCTTGGCGGCGATGAAAGTGCGCTATGCCTTCCTTACGTCGTTCACCAACGATGCCGCGTTCCGCAACGTTGACCGCAGTTTCTATGCGGAGAACTACCGCCGGCTGGTCGATACGGTGCGCGGGCTGGGCATCGAGCCAATCATTACTACCGAATTCCCGGCGGGGTCTATCGACAATGCGTTGCTGAGCGCCCTGGCGGATGAAATGGGCTGTGCGTTTGTCGACTGTTCATCCATCGACGCGGAAGTTGGTGGGCTGAAACCGGGGCCTTTTCAGGAGGTTTCGGGGCATCCCGGCACCCGCACCGGCGGCGTTTTCTGGCAGCCGATGCTTGACTTCATCGACCGCCTGCCGCGCCCTGAACAGGCGATCAAGATCTATCGCAAGCGGTCTACGTTCAATGCAGCTCAGGCCGCAGACCTGCTGTACAAAGACCGACTCGACCGGGCAGAAAAGTGGAAAGAACTCAGCGTGTACCACTACGCGCTGAGCACGCCTGAGCGGTTCGAAGAGCTAAACCAGCTTGGCGTCTTTGGTACAGACTGGGGCTATACCGTCAAGGCAGATGAATACCTGAGATTGCAGAACGGATCGGCCGTCAGCTTCACCGACTATGGCCTGATTGAACTGACCCTGCCGGGCGACGCGGCAAGCCTGTCCACCGTTGAGATCAGCTTGGGTCTGACTGGTACGCCGAGTGTTTTCGCGCGTGACAATCTGGATGTGGATGCCAGCATGCCCGGCAAGATTCAGGGGTCTACCCCGACCGACGCTACCTATCTGTCCAAATGGAACAAGCCGCGCGGAGCGTGGCGGCTGTTGGGGGCGGCCCCGTCGGTGATCAGCTTGACCGGTTCCGAACTGTCCCGATCGATGGTCGGCCGAACGCTGACATTGATGGTTCAGGGGGCGTTCACCCTGTCTTCGCTCAGTGTCCGTTACAAGGGTCGGACGCGGATCAACGACATTGCCGTGCGCCGCCGCCGTAACGTAATTGGCAACAACCTGCTGGCCACTTCGGTGTGCGGTAACGCGCAGCAGCTGGCCGGCTGGACAGTCAGAGGCGCGCCTAAGACGCTGGTGCCGATTGACCTGGTGAATGCCCCGAGGGCGCCGGGAGGCGCTGCACCGGTCGATGGCGTCGTGACCATCACGGCCGACGACAATATCGGCCAGACAGTCAACTTGCCGGCTGACGGAGGGCGCAAGCGTCGCTACCGGCTGACGGTGTGGGCGCGCTACTTCCCGAAAGCCTACTTGGACCCGGCACGTTATCCGGGCCTGGATGCCGAGCAGATCATCGACCGTATGACCAGCGCCGAGCCGGCGCCGATCACCTCGGACACCTTGGACCTGCGCACCGTCAAGTGTGAGATGTGGACCGGTAGCGCCTACCCGACTGCTGGCGGGATGGAGCAAACCACCTTCGCGTCGCTGCAGTACCGCGCGCTTGAATTCGAATATGAGGCCCTGCCGTACCGGACAGGGCAGACCTTGAGCTTCAACCTTTCTTGCCTGAACGGATCGGTTCAGGTGGCCAAAGCTGATTTTGTGGAGATCGAAACATGGGCATGATCATTCGTGTAAAGGGCGTCAACTGGGCCGGTAAAGGCTTCCCGCTGGCCAATGGCTTCATCGCGCAAGCGAACCTTGAGGCCGCCTATGACTTTCGACCGCGTGCCTCACGCTTGCTGGAGGTGACGGGCAAAGGTTTCCTGGTGCAGCCGTACCTTAATAAGCTGGACGGTACCGTGGTGGCTGACCCTACAGTGATCAGGGACACCACCAACGGCCAAGGGATCATCGTCAAGAACGGGTTCATTGACTACGGCGTTGCGAACAAGACCTACACCGTTGGCGGCAGCGATGCTTTCACCCTGATGGTGGTGGGTGGCTATTCCGGCTTGGACTTTGAAGCAGGCCAGCCGGCCAACAATGCGTCCATCTGCAACCTGGCTGAAATGGGCAACGGCGTTTCCAGCGGGCCGACCTTACCCATGCTGCAACAGTACAGGGTCGACGGAACGCTGGGTGCCCGCGCGAACGCGGCGTATTCCTCCAACGTGGGCGCAGCGGAAGCGGTGGGCAAGAAGTCGTGTTTCTTCGTCAGCTACGACGGCGCCAAGATGACCTACACCAACAAGACTACCGGCGCCGTGGTGGTGAAAACCAACGCCGAACTGGGGCTGCCGGCTGGCCCGCTGGCACCGGCCACTCGGGCCAAGAACCTGACCAGTGGTAACTACTACCTCGGCACCACGGCGGTGATTGGCCTGTACCCGGAGCTGTATCAGGTGGCTCGCTGGAACAAGGTGCTGAGCGCGGCGGAAATGCAGGACCAATACAACTCGTCCCGCCTGCTGTTCTCAAAGGTGGGTATCTGATTTAAGCGTGCCGGTCAGCACGGGCCTCATTCTCAACGTGCTCAAGCCAGGCTTTCTCCATTTTGGCATCGACGTACCGGCCATCAGGCTTTCTCTCAATAGACCTCATTCGTAAGGCTGGGGTGAGAGAGGCTTGGTGTTCGAACGATGGGCGTTCTGACTCGTATACATACTCTTCTTTGGATAATCCACGGAGATGAGTTAGGAAGCGGATGAGTTGGAAAAGCATGCTAGTCCCTTTTTGCAGCGATTGACCTGGCTATTTGAACACGCTTCGACTGAATCTCCCAATCTCAGACCATCTTGCAAAGCCCGCCCAGAGCGGGTTTTTTTATGCTTGGAGAAATGTAATGGCAACAGCACTACCCCGAGGAGTACGCAACAACAACCCTGGGAATATCGACTTCAATTCCCGGAATGCTTGGTCAGGCCAGCTCGGCCTGGAGCTGGGAGTGTCGAAGCCCCGATTTGCCCGCTTCGACTCGCCGGAGAACGGCATTCGTGCACTGGGCAAGCTGCTGCTGAACTACCGGGGCAAGGACGGTATGCCCGGTGTTGGCCGTCTTGGCATCGACACCCCGCTGGAGTTCATCAGCCGGTGGGCGCCGTCCAGCGAGAACAACACCTTGGCCTACGCCCAGGCCATTGCCAAGCGCCTGGGCGTTGGCGTGCGCGATTCCATCGACATCTCCAAGCCGCAGGTGCTGCGCGAAGCCGTGGTCGGCATCATCGTCCACGAGAACGGCGACAACCCCTACAAGGCCGAGGTGATCGACGAGGGCGTGCGGAGGGCGCTGGCATGACCATCAAGACGATTGGCCGCTGCATTGGCCGAGCGGAAGACGGCTCGCTGTGGTTCTTCTGCCTCGGCTGCAAACTGCCGCATAGCCTGAACGTGGGTGCCGGCCCTGGCCCGCGCTGGGGGTACAACGAGAATGCAGACGCACCGACCTTCACGCCGTCTGTGCTTTCGCGGTACCGCATGGGTAGTAAAGAAACGGTCTGCCACTCCTTCGTGACCGACGGCCGCATCCAGTATCTCGCCGACAGCACCCACGGCCTGGCCGGGCAAACGGTTGACCTTCCAGAGTGGGAGGCGGCATGGAACAGCTGGTAGCGAAACTTTCATTGCCGCTGCGCTTGCTGGTCGTGCTCCTGGTGGTCGCCTCCTATTGGGGCATATACCAACATGGCCGGTCGGTTGAGCGAGCAGAGGCTGGCCAAGCATCGGCGCAACGAGACAGCGGTGACCGGCTGGCCGAAGTGATCGGCGAGCGCGGCGCTCGGCAGGAAGAACAACGACGCGCCACGGCGCAGGAGGAGGCGAGAGCCAATGCCCAGGAAGAACGTACGATTGCTAATGCTGGCGCTGCTGGCGCTGACGCTGCTGGCCAGCGGGTGCAGCACGACGCGGCCCAGTTCGCCGCCGCCGTCAGTTGCCCCGGCCCGGATACCGCCGCTATCGCCAGAGGCCAGAATGCCACCCGCGCCGCCATGGTGCTCTCCGACCTGTTCCGACGGGCTGACGCGCGAGCGGGAGAGCTGGCGAAAGCTTATGACAACGCCCGCATCGTAGCGAACCAGTGCGCCGCCGAGTACGACGCCTTGGTCATGAGACGGGGGACCGAACGGCCCCGCCAGTAATTCGAAGGCTTCATGCAAAGAGAGCGGCCACCGGGGATGCGTCAACATCCCTGCTGACCGCCGAACCCGCAGACCATACCTGCAAGCCCAGCCAAGGCTCCCGCTCTGTGCACAAAGCACGGCGAGCCTAGCACCTGTTCATTTCCTTGGATGGGCGGCAAACGCCGCCTGGCCGACCGCTTGATTCCGCTTTTCCCCGCCCATGAGTGCTACGTCGAGGTCTTCGCCGGTGGCGCTGCCCTGTACTTCATGCGACCACAACCCGCCCCGGTGGAGGTCTTGAATGATCTCAACGGCGATCTGGTCAATCTGTACCGGGTGGTGCAGAACCATCTGGAGGAGTTTGTCCGGCAGTTCAAATGGGCGCTGTCGTCCCGGCAGATCTTCGAGTGGCAAAAGATGGCGAGACCGGAGACGCTGACCGATATCCAGCGCGCCGCCCGATTCTTCTACCTGCAGCAGCACGCCTTCGGCGGCAAGGTCACTGGGCAAACGTTCGGTACCGCCACCACCGGACCTGCCATCAACCTCCTGCGCATCGAAGAGAATCTGTCCGCCGCCTGGCAGAGGTTGGCCGGCACCTACGTCGAAAACCTGTCTTGGCTCGACTGTGCGCAGCGCTACGATCGCGCGCACACCTTCTTCTACATGGACCCGCCTTACTGGCAGACCGCCGGGTACGGGGTCGATTTCCCGTTCGAACAATATCAGCGGATGGCTGAGTTCATGCGCACTTGCAAAGGCAAGGTGATGGTCAGCATCAACGATCATCCAGACATTCGAGCAGCCTTTGACGGGTTCCACTTCGAACAGCTGGATATCCGGTATACCACCGCGAACCAGCGACATGGCCAGGCCGAAGTGACCGGAGAGCTGGTGATCATGAACTGGGCGCCGTCTGAACTCGGCCAGCTTTTTTGAATGGAGAGGGTGGCGTAGCAAGCGGTAGCTTAGAGGCGGTACGGCGGGATCGGCCCGCTGATCGGCAATTGCCTCATGGGCATTCGCTCTATACGATACTGTTTTTTTATACAGTATTGGTGCCCCATGTATTTCCTCCTCGTTCGTCGCCGCGAGAAAGGCGTGGCCATACCATCAAGTAGCCTTCGGAAAATTCAGCCCCTGCGTGCAGATGTCCACATCGGTGATCACCATAGCGATTCGCTTGGCCGGGTATCGACCCAGGCGTGGGTGTTCAACCCTACGCCTGGACCCGATGTCATTCCCCGGTTGCACGATGCTAAGGTCAACGGCATGGCCCAGCTGGGAATGAACATCAACGGAGTGGAGGACATCGACGGCGTGTTGTACGCCCAGTCCTGGTGGTGCAGGGCAGAATGATGAGTTCACTACCGAGAGCGTGGCTCGATGAGCTCAACGACGAGGCCGAGTTGATCAGTGACCCAGACGGGCGCGCAACCGTATTGACTGAAATGGCGATCGCGGCCCATCGGCGCCGCGAGGTCGATTCAGATCAGCTTTCTGATATGTTGGAGTTCGTCGAGGCTGCTCGATACTTCGGTTTGAACGAGGTTGATGAGTGGTACGAGTTGGGGATATTTGGCTATCACGAGCCGTTGCCCGCATGGGGCAATCAGGTCATCAAGGGGACAGGGAAAATCCCGCGTGCTGATGGGTAGCCAATCTGTCGGCAGAACGCCGGAGGAGGGTGTAAATCGATTCCAAAACTGAAACGGCGACCCTTGCAGTATGCGGCCTGTAGCCGTGCTGTTTCGTCTTTGTTTTGGAATCGATTTTGCGGTACAGTCCGCATGGGATGGGGCTTTATCCCACGGTCTTGAAAACCGGCGAACGTTAATCGCGTTTCCAGGGTTCGAATCCCTGGTTCCCCGCCGCGAATTCAATAAAATCAAGGGCTTAGGTGCAAACCTAAGCCCTTTTTTTATGATTTTTTCCATGAAAATTGACCAGCGCAGTCTCGCTAATTGTAGCTCTGATACCTCGCCAGTTAAGGGGCAGCTACAGAGTTGCGTAATGTTGCGTCTTGTTGCATTCATTTCTGCTCCTTCTGCGAAATCGTGCAACTCAATAGTGGCTGAAGGCGTTAGTTGCTTCGCTTATCTCAGTGACTATTGAGTGAGATTAATTCATTTTCTCTGGGTTCAAGATGATCTGTGGTCATGATGCTGGGGCAGCCGAGATGAACTGCTCGGCGCTGTCGGCGGTGAGTGCGAGCTCATGCTAGGTGTGTAGCCTGGTAGGGGATCTGTCTCGCTTTATGCGTTGAGTCCTTTTCCCAGATGGGAGGATGAGTGACTACCTCTGCCCGCAACCGATTCGTTTATTGAGCTGATCGCATCTCAGCTGATGCCTTCAATTCGGAGCAGCTGTAAGCTCTATAACGAGTCAGGATTTGTGGCGGGCGCGCGCTGAAATGCGCAAAGGACACCACTATCCTAAGCCCTCGGAAGGATGACCTGAGGGTAGGTGTGTTGGCTCCGGCGTGCTCCACGCTATCAAAATAGCCAGACTGCGCCCCTTCTACCATCGCGTCGCACTTGTCCTTTGATCGATGCTCGTTCTCTTCCTAGGGATCTATGCGCCCGGTTTGGGCTCACTCCTTTTTGCTGCTCTGGCCGCTATCCAAGCGGTTACGCATCCCTGCCAAGTGCCGCTGTCTCGGTTGAAATAATTTCGCAACCGACGCATTCACTCATGAGCCGATAAATGAGCGATGCCTCCTATGCAGCGCATCGAATCCTGTCCCATTTTTAGTTAATGCAAATAACTCTTATTCGCGAAGGCGGGCTGTTCTTCGGTATGGGTGTGCTCAGAGCCCCGGAGAGGGGCGTTTATGCGCAATTAAAGAGCAGAGCTAGGCCCCCAGCTCTAGGACTCATTCGGCACTAAAAAGGCCCCGATAGAGCGAACAAAAAACAGTATGCTGCGAGTATACTCTAAGGTGCAACTAAATAATTGCATCTTGTTGATTTGCGAAAAAACCTGTGGAAGGATGCGTCCAAAATTTGGGGCCGAGGTGCTCTGAATGCAACTCCGAGGATAAGCCACGAGTTATGAAGCATGTAGAGTTGTATGAAACGACTAGGAATGGGGTTCCTACTTTCAGGTTGATCTCGTCAGATCCAATGATGAATGAGTTTTTTGATAGCTGGGCATACCAGTTAGCTAAAGTTAGGAAATTTCAGACTGTTAAAGCGTACTGCTACGCTTCTGCAGGGATGCTGAATTTTATACATCAAGTAAGCTTGAACAATGGTGGGCTTACACCATTTTTGCTTAATGAGGCATTGGACAGCTATGAAAGCTATTTGGTTTTCGGTGTTGAAAGTGACTCCCCAATTGCAAGTGATGCGGCTAAGGTGCTTGGATCGCGGAATTTGGCGGGAGCGTCTGTAGGAACGAGTTTGGCTGGCTGCAATAAATTTATTCAAGCTAGCGAGGCGATGCGAGATGGCTTGTTACAAATGCAAGGGAGTGGTTATGTAACGGATACCATTGCGTCGATGGTGCCGCTTCTCGTTGAAAAATTCGCTGATGCACCCCGCCAGGTGAGTGCAGCGATCAAAGCGAACAGTTGGCTAGCAGGATGCATCGCGGGTGGCGTGAAAAAAATTAGGAAGCAGAAGCTCACGCCGACCTCGAAAGCACCAACCATGGCGCACACAGATTTTTTTGGTGGCGACTATAAAGCGTTCCCTATCGATAAATGTGTTGCATTGATCGACAGTGCGGAGTGCCTGCGAGATAAAGTGCTTTGGTCTTTTCTGGCTGCCTCAGGCTGCCGGGTTTCTGAAGCGCTTACCGTTCTTATGGATGACATCGTCATTGATATTGAAAATCCAGCACTGAATCGTGTGTATATTATCGATCCAGATACTCGGCGTGAACTTTTGATTAAGTTCATTCCAGAGCGGTTGCTCAATAAGCTGGATCATAAAGGGCGAGACAAACCTGATACTTTCCTCATTGAGCCGTTTGCATCTATTTTTTGGATGAATTTGGCGCTCTATCATGAGGAACAGATTGCGAAGGAGAAGCAAAGGCATCGGCCTGTATTGCATCCTTTCCTTTTTCGTAATCTCCGTGACGGTGGCGCCATGCCGTCTTCGTACCAGGCTGTATGGGAACGCTTTAACAAAGCGGCGCTCAAAGTTACTGGCACTAGCTATGGGTTCCATTCTTTGCGTCACATGTACGCCTATTATCTGGTGAATCATTGCCCAAATCCAAGGGATCCCAAGCGGTTTGGTCTTGACCTCAAAATGGTACAGCAACTTATGGGGCATAAATCTATTGCGTCCACGGAGCGCTATGCGCGCAAAGATGCAAGGATGCTCGAAGCTACGTTTGCTGCTCTCAATATGCTCCGTATGTCCGCTTCGAATTTCAATGTTGCTAAGGTTCAACTTCAGCATTTGGAATGTGAAGTAGAGCAAATCAAGAAAATTTTGGGTGAAGGCAATGACAATCATTAATCTCAGCAAAGATAATCCTATTTGGCTGGTGCCAGAGGAAAAATTAAACTATGAGTTTCGGAAAGCCGTAAGGCTTGTGTTGCAGGTCTACAAGAAGACCTGTGGAAATGCAAAAGGTGGCGCTACCACAAGAGTTGAGGCTGCTTTTCGGTATGGGATTGATTTCAAAGGTTGGAAGTTCCATGAATTCGAGCTTCTTCTTAAGTCCACGTTCCGCAAAAGTGAGATCAAACTTGGGCATATTGATCGCAAGCTTCACGGCTTGCCTTCATCATATGATGAGCCCTTGTCTCAGTTCTTTCGCGTGGTTTTCATTGCTCTCTGGGCGCGTAAAGTGTTCATCGCGCCTTTGTCAATCCAAACGATCAACCACCTGGCAGGGTCATTTGATCTGTTGTGCGAAACAGTCGACCTTGAGTGTCTCACCATTATCCGTGGTGTCCATCCTCAATCTCGTATCGAAAGCATTTTCAAACGTGACGAGTTTAATAATGGTAGCAGCCGAGTTAATTTTTGGCTGCGGCTGTTGTTGAGCACGAATTTCTATAACGTCGAAGACATCACGGAGGAAGGGTGCAAAATTCTCTTTGATGGTGCTAATGGTTCTGGCGAACTGCCGCTGCGGCGGTACTACGTCAACGACTTCTTGCTGACCATCACCAGTTCATCGCCTGCCAAGAAAAAAATGGTTGAAGGTATTGTAAATCAGTACCAGGACTCTAAGCGTAAGAATACGGTTGCCAAGGTTTACAAAGGGCGCCGGGTGGCACAGAAAAAAGATGTCAAAACTACAGCGCAAGAAGCGCACGAGATTGCGTATAAAATGGCGCAAACTCTGGCTAACGGTGAGGTTGAATTTGACTTCGAGCCGGTGTTCAAGACCCACTTCCAGCCATACCGAATGAAAGGGATTTTCAGCCTAGGCGAGGATGGTGATCGGCTTCCTTTTGTAGAGGCATCACATCCCCAAGTGAAGAATTTTGCTATTTATATTGATGGTGTGTTTCGCTCATTTATGAGGTCGAAGCGACTGCAAAAATCAAGTGGTTATACAGCTTTGCTTAGCATTTTTATGAGCTATGTCACAATGTATTTGCCAGGCTTCTATATGCGTCGTGATGGAAGCCTTGAGAACTATCCGAGGACGATTAATGATTTCACTTGTACTCTCTACTTTACTCGTGAGTCAGTGTTTTTGGACGGGGTTATCAAGTTTGAGAAACAGCCGCCTAGAACGTTTTTGGCATACTTGGAGGCTTACGCGCGTGCTCATGGCTGGGGGAATGATACTCACTATGCCCGTGTGCTGGTCATGGATCACTTCTGCCAATACATTGAGGATAACAAGCTAGCCCTGCCTGATGCGGATCAGTTCAAATGCAATTTCACCAGTGCTTGTTATCCGCCTGTAGAGAGGAGGGTGGGGACGGTTAAGAAGCCAATTCCTAGGGTGTACTTTGCAACATTTTTGAGCATGCTTTATAGCCTTGAGTATCTGACTGATCACATTAACAATATGCCTTACTACGAGGAGCAAGACGAAAAGGATATCAATTATGGAGTTTTGAATGGTAAGCTGTATCAGCCAACGATGGCTGAACTTCAGAATAGTCATGCATGGGCTGGCCTTTACACGAGGGAGGCTAGGGGATTTGGCGAGGTCAACCAATCACTGCTCAACTATACTCCCATTTTCTACCATGAGCAGAAAATTTACCGGTTTGAGATCCTTCCGAGGTTCTACAAAGTGGTTGATTTTGAGTTTAATGGCCAAATTGTTCAGCGCATTTCTCCAAACTCGGTGCGCTTGACAATTCTTATGTGCGAAACGGGGCTGCGTCAGCAGCATCTTATTTGGCTTAATAAAGACAAATATGATTGTGTGTTCGACAGGTACTGGGATAGTCCGTTGGCGCCGTTGTTTGTCAGCTCGGACAAATCACATAGTGAATGGACAGCGATTGTTTCGCGTCATGTTATCGATGTCATGGATCGCCAAAAAGCTTGGTATGAATCATGTAGTGATCCTGCTTATCAAGAAGATCTTTGGTATGGCTTTACCAAGGGTTCTAAGTTTGGCAAATTCAAACCGCTGTTCCGGGATGCTGGGAAGGGTACGAGCTATTGGGCAAATTATCGGCATTTTCCTGTCTACTTGTTGATGCTTCAGCACTTTATCAAGGAGGTGATTGGGGATGATACTGGAAAGGACTTGGTCTTCCTGAAATCGGCGGACGAGAAAAATAAGCCTATTGCGGGCTACGACAACGTGTATTTGAGCTCTCTTTCGGTCGACGAATTGACCAGTCCCCATACTCCGCATGGTCTGCGGGCGGGCTTTGTTTCCGAAGCGATGCGCTTTTTGCCGCCATCCTTGATTGGTCAGTTTATGACGGGGCAGACGGAGCAGCTGGTCTGGTACTACACCATCTTCGATGGGGAAAACATGCCAGATCATCAGAAACTGCTGGCAGACTACATGCTCAAGAACATGGACAAGCTCAGCGGAGGTGATGCACCTGAACTTGCTGCTGCCGCACTACGGTTGAACGCCAGGCTGGCGGACAGCATCCGTGTGGATCCAGTCAAAGCCATCGAGACGCATGGCTTGATCAGCCTCACAGGGGTGAAAGCAGAAGATAGCGGACTTGAGGTGTTGCGAGCCAAGAGGTACACGAAGCTGGCATACAACAACTGTCATATCTGCCCATTTGATAACCGCTGCCCCAAAGAAGTAATTCAACAGATTGGAGCAGGGAGACCTTGTGCGCTTTGCCCGTATGCTATCCGGGGTGTTGACCACCTGCCCGCTATTAGTGCGGAAAAGGATAAATCCAAAGAGGTAATGAAGGAGGTCATGGGCAAGTTGCGTGAGTGGCGTGCTTTGAAACCAGCCTCACGCAACGCTCAAGATGCTGAGAAGCTGAATGAGGAATATGATCGCTATGCTAGGGAGGCTTATGCCCTGGAGGTGATCGAGCATCAGCTCTACCGTATGGCGAAAAGCGGGGATTTTAAGAGCTATTTCCTTCCTGAGAAAGACGGGTTGGTAGCTCATTTCGAGAAGGTTAATGTTACCGAGGCAGAGCACGTGCTGAAGCGTTTGATCGACGTTCAGAACTTCCCAGATGCGTCGAGTGAGAGCTTGAATCAGAAGTTCGCCTATATGCGTATGGCAATGCTGATGAATCAGGGGAAATTTGACGAGCTTTTGCGTGTCGACCCAAGGCCTCCAAGCCATCAACTCTCGTCGCAGATCTCCAGCATGATGACTGCAGGAGTTCTCGATGTGAGGGATGTCATTAAGATCGGACATGCGGCCTCTAACCCGCCCGTCCTTACCAAACCGGGTCATTCGATCTCTGCGACCTTGGGCATCGAAAAACTGGCCAAGGAGTCTTCTGACTCCATTCCTGGTGTAAAGATTGCCTAGTCGAAATTGATCGTGTAGAGATCGCCTATGTAGCAGTTGCAGTCATTTGTTGACAATTCTGCTACAATGGGTTCCTCGACCGAGAGTGAGTGATTCGATGGGACGCAGAGATACATTTCTGGAGTATAGGGGAAAGCATAAGGCTGCTAGAATTTCGCATATTCATAGCGCCCTAAAGGTTTTGTCCAATGCTAACTATGAAAATGTTACTGGCCTTGCTAAAGGCGTGGCGAAAATAGTTACTGAAATAGAGTTGCGTAACCATCTCAGCTTACCTGAGCATGAAAGGGTAACTGACCTCAAGCCCGTAAGTCACGTTACGCTGCTTAGGAATCCAGACTATCGCAAGATTTTAGAGGATAGTTTTTCTCCTGATGTTAGCGTTGATGCGCCAGTCTCAATTAGCCTCTCGGATTATGAGGCATTAAAGATTCGAAATGCGGGTCTGGCAGGTCAAATTGTACAGCTTAAGCATACAATCAGAAATCTAGATGCTGGTGATGTTGTGGTTTCTGGTGACTCGGAGAAATTAAAAGCGGAAATCAATTTTTTGAATGATGATTTGAAGTTCTTGATTTCTTTTATAGATAATATGCAGAGTGAGGCATCAGATGTTTTCCTTACGGTCAGGCCTGGTGAGGAAAGCTCAGAATTTAGTGCGGCTGGCTATTATGGGGTCATGAACATGGTCGCGACATATGACGAGCTTTTACGTCTAGAAAAGTTGCGCCAGAAGTTTGAGGCATAGCGCGAGGCTTTCTGCACAATCATATGCGCTGATGAGCTTCAGCGCCTCCACCTTGCGTTAGCGCATGTAGACTATTCTTTTGCCCAATATCGGCGCACAGAGGTGAGCGGAAGCTTTAGATACTCTGCTACTTCTAGCTGGCTCAATCCCTTTGCCTTTAAATCAAGGACGGCTTGCTCATTTGCTAAATTGAGTGGCTTCCCACGGCTCCTCTCTACCAGCTTACCTTCCACGTCGAATTGAGTATCAAGCGTCTTTAGTGCGCCTTCTGACTCCAGCGCCTGTAGTTGAGCGTTAGCTCGCATGAGGACATCCTGATAGGACTGTCCTGACGAGGTGGCAATAGCCAGGGCATGCATGGCCACGCCATCAAGATCTAGTGAGTTGGCGATTTCGTCGAATCGCTCCAGGGTGACGCTTACGTCGCCGTTCTCGAGGGCGCTTATCTTGCGCCTAGAGAGCGCATCCGACAGATCTGTGTAGCGCGCCTTGCGAAGGATGCGGAGTGTTCGAAGTACGCCTGCAAAGGCGATGCGCAATTCCATGTGGCGGCCTCAAAATTCAGGATCTAGCCACAGCGAAGGCGTGCCAATAAACGTCAAAAAGGTGTATTATCGGTTTTGCGAGCCCGTTCGAGCTTGGCTTCACCCCTGTCTGAATCGCCCCTGGTTTCGTAGACACCTCCAAGCCTCATAATGAGGCCCAAATAGGAGGTGCCATGAGTCGTCAGCGTTACCCCGAAGAATTCAAGATCGAAGCGGTCAAGCAAGTGACCGAGAAAGGCAAACCTGTCGCCGA